GCTTCGATACACAAATATAACTATTATTTTTTAATTAATCAATCATATCTTCATTTTCCAATTCAGGTATCCATCCGTCTGAAAATTCTTTGTTTTGAAACAATTCTATCAATCCTGAAATTTGAGTCAATCTCAACACTTCATCTCTATCCATCCCTAATTCTTTTGCAATTTTTACATCACTCCAATTTCTTTTCTTTAAATCAACAACAATCTCAGACATAGATTCTACTTTGTGCTTTCCTCTTGCTCTATTGTGTCTTATAGTTGAAGCCATTCTATCGTTTAATCCTCTTTGCTCTGTTCTTATTGTGACAACAGGTAGATAACCGTGAACCCTTGCTTGTATTTCTTTATCTTCTTTACCTACTCTATTTCTATGAAACCCATCAATTACCTCTCTTGAATTTTCACCATCAATCATTGAAACTATTGGTTGTGTATATCCATCCGCCTGAATACTTCTTTTAAGCAATTCCATCTCTGGAGGTGCAACACTGTTAGGATTGTAATCATTTGCGTGAACGGTATCATTTTTAACCCATAAAACACAATCCACAGGCTCTGTTTTAAACGGAGATGCTTCATGTAGCATAAGTTTTATTTCATTTATAATATCAACTTTATTATCTAATGAAGAATACACTAAAGCTCTTAAATTGTTATGAATTTCACTTATGATTTTATTTTCTAATTCAGTTCTCATAATTTTAATTTTAATAGTTATTATTTTTTCTTTGTGATTTTTTTAATTCTAAATATCTTTTGTAAGCATCTGTTTTGTGTTGCGTGAATCCTAATCCTTTACACCAAAAATCATTTCTTAATAATGATTTACAAACTCTTCTCCACGAAGGAGCAAGTTTTTTACTCTCTAATATGTAAGGAGCTTCATCAGGTATTCCGTTTTCGTAACCCCTATCTTTCCACCACATCTCGAAAGTATAAATTTTATTTAAATAATGTTCTTTCGTTATTTCTGGAATAGAATTTAAAAATAATTCAGCAAAGCTTTTCCAAGTATGATTTTTTGGTTTACTTATAGTATTGTATCCTGTAATAGAACCGCTTTCATTAATATATAAAGCCCCACTATTCGCACCATTAACTCTTGCCACTACCTTAGCCCATGTCTCAGGTTCTATTAGATGAAACAACCATAAACCACGCCTTTGATCATCACCATAAGGTTGGCAAATTCTTTGCTGATGAATAGATAAACCAGCTTTAAACATTAATTCATATAACTGATTGTATCTTTTATCCTGGTTCTTAGCATGATAAACCCATATGTCTTCAGTCTTCCAATCATATATAGGGTAAACATTAAAAACATTTTCAGTAACCTTCGTTGTATAAACCTTGTCGTTAAACCTTTCTTTTGTTTTTGAACTTATTGTTCTATATCTATTTAAACTTTCATCTGATCGTATACCAACCAGACATGCTGTTAATTCTCCTTGTGAATACCATTCTCCAAACTCAGGCACAAATTCTTCAAACTCCATTCCGTCTTTAAAAAAAGGGAAATAATTTAAATCGTTAATCGCATTACTAGGTAGCGGTCTTATCCAATCTTCTTTTTTATCTAAATCCCAACACTTCCAAAATGGTTCATACACTGAAACTGCATTTCTTAAATGAATAGGCAAGCAAACCCAATATAAATCTATATAATCTTTGTATTCTTCAATACATGAGTATATATGATCTATTGTTAACTTATATTGACCCTCTAAATCTACTATTAACAAGCCAATTTTTTGATTTCTTTTTCTAGCTTCATCCATAACTACATGAAGCATTACGGTGCTATCTTTACCTGCAGAAAATGATAAATATATTTTTTTGAAATTATCAAATGTATATTTCACACGTTCAACAGAACAGTCGTACACGTTTTTATTTAATCTAAATTTAGGCATAACTGAATAAATTTATTATTACTAATCCAAGACTCTAAAGCTTCTTTTGCTATAATGTTACTTCTATCTTGAGCTTCTTTTGTTAATAAAGACCAACATTCCATTGTGATTGTATTGGGTATTTTAGCATAAATACAACAAGCCCCTTGCCCTATGTAAGCTATTTTATTCATCGATTCATTAGTTAAATTGTGCTCGCATGAATATTTCCATCCGTTAACCACCTTAAACATATTTTCACGTGTCAATTGTTCTGAGTTAAACATTTCAATACATTTCTGAATTTTTTCTTGCTTAATAGATCCGCTACAGTTGTCATAAAAACCATGGCTAAAATCTTCCCACAACCAATAAGGATGATAAATTCTTTTCATTTTTTTTTTAATTTTTAAATTATTCAACAAATATAATAAAACAAACCCATATATTAAATATAGGTTTATTTTATTGTAATAAAAACTATTTCTGTACACATATTTCACTACCTACGTGAGCGTTCACCCAATCACCAGGATACAAAACGTGTGTTTCAATTGACCCATTTGGTTTTCTAATTGTAATAGAGTAATCCTTTACATTGTCATCAATAATTAAACCACATGATTGATTTTCCTTTTCGCAACTGAATAACGTTACTACTGCTAAAGCTAAAATTATTCTTTTCATCTTCTTTAAATTTTAAATTATTTACAAACGTATCTTTGTCTATCTACACTATCATTGTAATATTGTATCATAGCATTATCACAAAAATCTTTTTTATCTGGATATGTCTCTACTGTTCTCCAGTACCATTTAAGGTTAACATCTTCTTTTGGGTTATAAGTACTACCATACTCATCTATTTTTTGCTCCCATGTTAAAGTACAATCACAAACCTTTTCCTCCTTTTCGCAACTGAATAAAGTTGCTAATCCTAATACTAATACTAATTTTTTCATTTTCCGTGATTTTTACTCATTAAATAACTTTTACTACCATATTTATAGCTGTCTCCTTTTTCTTTGTTTTTACTTCTTTTTTTATTGTCCCAAAAATTTGATACCATTGTTTTAAAATCCTTTTCTTCATCTCTATTATTTATTAAGTGAGTGTAAAATTTACCTCTCATAACTTTATCCTTTGAAGGCTTTATCAATCTAAACTCTTCTGTAATACCTAACTCATCTAAAATATCACTCATGAAATCTATTTTTTCAAGATTATAATAAATATCAATAAGTAAATTGTTCTTGTTTAAATCTAGCAACATTTGAACTGATAAGTCCCTATATTCAGCATAGCCAAAACCTAAAATTGATTTTCTTGTTAACACTCTTTTTAATACTCTACTCATTTCTTTTCGTTTTTAATTATAGACAAATGTAACACTTATATTTAATATAGGTTACTTTTTATAAAAATATTTTACATTTTTTTTTAATTTTCTAATAATTCGTTAATACATTCTCTTAATTTAGCGTTGTCCTCTCGTAGTTCTTCTAGTAAATCTAAGACTAAAAGGCGGTCGTAATTACTCATCTCTATGTTTTCGATTATCTGTATTGCTTCATCAATTGCAGGGCAAGTGAAACCAACTGGAGATTTATCTATTTTTCTCATTTCTTAAATTTTGAAAGTTTATCATCAAAGAATAAAAGCATTTCTTCTTCTGTTTCAAAGTTGAATATCTCGAATTTGTTTGTTTCAAAATTAAACCAAACAGTTCCTTTTTGCCTTTTGGTATTGTCTAAAATACATTCATCACAATTGATCATATGGTTAAGGTACTTTTTAACTTGGTACTTTCTTTTACTCGGTGTAAAGTCAGATAAAGGTTTTTCTACCTGACATGTGAAGCATTTTCTACTTTTCATAACTATCCTAAATAACCTCCTGTTTCTTCTTTATCTTCATTCTCTGACTCTTTTAACCAAAGTTGAATAACTGATATTGATTTTTCTAAATCTTCTTTAAAACAGCCTTTTTTACTAGATCGTTCTAATCTTTTTACGATGTCAAACAAATATGCGTTCCAACCTCTTTCAGTTGCTATCTTATAAAGTGTACCTTTACTATTATCATAGTGGCTAGGTGTTTTTATTTCTTTCATTACAAAATTGATTTTATATTTATTTTATCTACTAATTTTCTCATTCGATCCGTATTATATTGGAATGATTTTATTTGCTGGTCGGTTAACTTATCCGTACTATTTTCAGCTAAATCTGTTATAACTTCATAAAACTTATCAAATAGTTCTTTATTGTTCTTTTTAAATAGATTGTTATCTTCTAAGTCCTCTAATTTTTCCAAAGTTACCTGTGATAATAAGATTATCTGGTACATTAAATCTAGTTGTTTCATAATTTATAGGTTTTAAAATAATCATTAAATGCTTGATTTAAATCACTTCTGTCAACGTGCCACCTGTCTTGATATCCTTGCATATACGCCTGTTTCATTTGTTCTTCAAACAATTCCTCTAAGTTCTTTAAATCGTTTTCAAAACGTTCTAGATCTTCTTTGTCAAAATATTGCTTAACATCTTTAAACATATTCTTGACCATAAATACTGTACTTTCAATCATAATTATCTCATATTATACATTACTTTTTCACTTTCACTTAACTCTTCATAAGTCGGAGCTATATAACCATTGATCATAAACTCCTCAGTCCAATAGGCTTCATTTCTATAACCAATTTTACCACGTGATACAGGTTTTTGAATTTCATTGAATAATAGGTGTAAACTGGAAACACTTACTTTTTCTAATTTTATAATTTGGTACAGCGTTTTACCTCTTGAGATCAGATTATAGATTCTATTTTGCACGTCAATCGGTAGGTTAGCAAAGTGCTTAGTGTGATATTTTTTCTTAGTTTTCATAAATCCCTTTTTCTACATTAAAGTTTTCGTAATTAATAGTTTCGTAATTACGTACTCTTTCTCTTCTCTCAGCTCGTTTTCTTCTTTCTTCAGCTCTATATTCCATTCTAATAAATAAAGCTCTTACAATTAAGAAATAAGCTATTAAAATGCCTAAATAAATTACTTTGTCCATGTTAGTTTGTTGTTTTGTTTAATTGGATAAATTTTTTCGATTATTAGAGTGTCGAATAATAAATCTAACTCTTTGTTCACTTCTCGGTTATTAAGCTTCAAAACGTTCTTGTAACAAATTCCGATAGCCTCTTGAATTTCTTTTAGCTTGAATCGGTTCGCTTTAAGTCTTTTGATTGCTATAACCTTTAATGCAGTCCACTCAATCGTGTTTAGCATATCCTTTGAAAAGTAATTTTTATACAGTTCAAATAGTTCCTTGTTTCGCATATCTTTTAATTTTTAGATACACAAATATAAGGTTAAATAACCTAACTACAAAATAAAAGTTATATTTTTTAAGAATATTTTAATATTTGATTTACTTATTAAGAAGATAAAACTCCAAAAGTCGAGTGTAATAAGGTAAATACCTACGATTGCCAGATTGAGATTTAAGATAAGAAATATTAAGATCAATGAATTTTTGAGGATCTGAAATAGTTCCATGTGAAAGATTAAGGTTTTTAAACTCCTTAATTTCTTTAAGTTTAGTTTCTAAGTCGATTAATTTCATAGGCAATAAAAAAGCCTAGAATTAACTAGGCTTAGTGTTTAATTTAAAAATTATGAAAAGAAATGAATGATCAAATATACTTATATTTTTGGATATACAATATTATCTACTCGAATAATATCACCAGAATCAACTTTTTTCTTTAATTGTTGCCACGTGTAACCAAATGACTTTTGAAAATGTGGATAGTCCTTGAACTTTTTCCAGTCACCGCCCCATTCATAATCTTTACTTTTAAAGTAATCCCAAACAATTTTATGATAAGGTGACTTCAAGTCCCATTCAATAGTCTCAAAAGTTCCGTTGTTGTCCTTATCTAATATTATAACGTAGTCTAGTGCTAAACCGTAATTATGTATTGATTGACCACCTCTAGCATTGGTTACTTTCGGACGTTGATTAAATAAAGCGTCTTGTTCTTTTATACTCCTATACACGTGTGAAAAGCGTAATCTAACACCTTTTGGTAAAAGATTATTACATTCAATATAATATTGCTCTAATTCCTGTCTTATGTTAGGGTGAGCGAGTTTAATTCTACTTAACGTCAATTGATCCATCTTCAACTTTTTGTGCATTATACAAAGCGGCAGCCCCTAACTTAACCGATAAGACTTCTAAGCCTATTTTTAATAGTGGTTTATGGTCTACTATACCACTTTCAGCAATAGCCAAAGAAACTGCACCTAATACGGTAACAACTTG